AGCAGGAACATCCTTGGCTGCAATCTGCTCAATAGTCAGACCACAGTCAGAAGGAATAATTACGGCTACACCGCCGTTATCTGTTGGGTAAATTATTCTTTTGTTCATAAAAACCTCTGTTAAGTTAATTACCTAAATACCATGAACGAAATATCACCAACATCTGTCATAGCTCCGCTGTTGGGGTTTCCAACTAAAATCCTAGCAGCACCGGTGGTTTTAGTGCTTGGCAGGTAAGTGCTACTTCCGCTAGGATAGTAAGTAACTATCGAACCGCCGGTAATGTTTGATGATGACAATGCTACCGAAAACCCGCATACGGCATAGCTTGTATCTGGCAATGCAGTTGAAAAGTTTATTGTGTAGTCACCGGTTCCGTTATCAGTGATGCTTGACACATTGCCGCTTCCTGTGATAGAAACAGTGCTGATGCCATTAAAGTTTACCCAGGCTCTAGCTGCATAGATAGGGGCAGAACCTGATTGAGCACCGTCTAACTTAGTAGCAGAGATAGAAGCATTAACTAACTGCGAAGCATTGATAGTCTTGTTAGTCAGTGTCTGTGAATCGCTTGTACCAACAACGGCACCGCTAGGAATTGCTTTCTGAGCCGCTGATCCATCAATGTTACCGCTAGCGTTAGATAAGACAAAAGAAGAAGCAGCTATGCCTGATAAAGTATTATCATCGGCACTGATGGTCTTATTTGTTAAAGTAGCGGTTGCTGTTCTTTCAGAAACTATAGCGGTGCTGGATGCAACAGCAGTGGCTACAAATGCCGTGGTCGCAATCTGCGTAGTATTAGTGCCTGATGAAGCTGTAGGCGCTAACGGAGTACCTGTAAGTGTTGGGCTATTACTGTCTGCCTTGGATGATATGGCAGAGGCAATGGCGGTATATTCTGCATCAATCTCAGTTCCTTTGATAACCTTTGCTGGGTTGCCAGTGCTGAGAGCATCCTTAGATGCAAAGTTAGTTGCTTTCGTGTAATTGCTCATACTGTTTTTCCTTGTGCGACATAGACATCGATTTTCTGAATAGAAAGAGGATCACCATTTAATTCTGCTTCTAATCCTAGTTGTAGGACAGATCCATTACCGCCTGCGTTGATTTGGAACTGGTCTAGGACGACACCATTGGAGAATTCAGCAATGTTGTATTCCCCTATATTATACTCGTAAACCGAGCCGGTGTCAAGTGTTTTCGTTTCGCTATTGTAATTTTCTTTGTAATCAAAGCCCCATTTGATGGCTACAGCGTCACCAGACCCGCCAATAACCACAAATCCTATCTTTTTAAGGACTTTTAAGGCTGTTGGGCTGCCAAAGTCAAAGTAATTAGTGTAATACTGTAGCCGGTAGGTAGAGGCGTTATCTAGGTGTCCATAGTATTTACCGATGTACCCAGGCTTGCCTAGCAATAACTGCTTGGCTTGGTTAACAAACAAAGCCTTAGGATCAATGCCGTCCCATATAGTGACACGGGCAGAGCCGTCCTGTAGAGCACCCCGCATATCAAAGCAGTAGGTAACCTTAGTTGCTGGCAGGGTAAGCAGGTAAAAGGCATCCCGGTCATAATAGACAGACTTGATGGTGCTGGCTGTCTCTGAGGCTACCGCAGTAATAAGGTCATCACGGACGTTCTTAGACATATCCCGCATAGGCAAGGACTTCTCTTGGATGACCCGCTGGAGGCTACGCACACCAGAGTCGGACAGGAAGACAATATCTGTTCCTGTGTTCTGCACAGAGTCTCTAGCGATACAACCGACATTGGGGATAAAGTCTTCTAAGACCAAGGTAGTGACATCTATGGGGTTTCTATAGATAGCAATGTTGTTCCTACCAAAGATGATTAGGAAGCCGTTGTGGGCCGCTAGAGCGATAATCTGGTCATTGTTGGGGAACACAGAATTGATCGACAGAGAGCCTGAGTCGCCGCCTTGGAAGTCAGATCCGTCCAAGAGCCTGCTAAAGTATACAGTCTGTCTGTCACCAACAAGGTCTGCCATCCAGATACGACCATAAGCAGCTAAGGCACAGTTGGGCTTAAAGTCTGCTACAGAGTAGCCTGTAGGTAGTGTGCCAACATCACCTAACTGCTGAAAGCCAAAAGAGCCAGCATGGGAGTGTGGATTAGCAATAGTGGTTACTGTGCTGGTCAAAGAATTACCAACTGTGTATCCTGTACCGGCAGTAGAGACTGTCACAGTGGCTACACCAGTACCGCTAAGGGTTGCTACAGTTAGTTTAGCATTAGAACCTGTGCCGCCTGCTAGTGTCAATATATCGCCAACATTGTAGCCAGAGCCAGCAGCACTGACTGTTACTGTCGCTATTGGACCAGTACCGCCACCACCGCTAATCGTAGCCACAGAGAAGGTAGCGCCAGTGCCTGGAGTAGGTAAATTGTGGAAGACCAGTACAGGGTGTCCTGTCTGCACCATATAGGCATGGGAAACAGCATCAGAACCATCACCATAGGGCAAAGCTGCGGCTTGCCAGTTATTTCCTGTTATTGTATAAGACACATCGGCAGTGTTGGCCTGTGTCCTGACAGTCTTGGTGGTCATCGTTGTGGTGCCAGTAAACAACTTGTTATTACCGGCACTGATGGTCTGGTTGCCACCAACATCAATCATCTCAAAGATGAATTCTACAGCGTTAGCGGCACCTAAGTCTGTGTTGACTGCTGTGTTTACAGGTGTCCAGCCACGCCTAGCCCCAATACGACCATATCTATCGATAACACAATTCTGTGCCTTCAGAGCATAGCCTGAAGACAACTGAATACTGCTTTCTTGCGTGTTTAGGCCTAGAAAGCCCGGAGCAGCAATAGTAGCGGTCTGTATTCTTTTCATTAAATGGAACCCCAGATGAGTTCTTCAGGATAACGGTTAGCCTCAGCAGCAATATGGTCTGATAGAGACTGGCGATACAACTCATAAGCCTCAGCACTGTTTAGTCCATTGTCCTCTCCACGCTCATTTAAGGCCTTGGCATAGGCTAAGAAGATTACAGGCTCTGATGGAACCTTGATCTGTGTCGAAGCAGTGGTAAATTCTGCCTGTGGCTTAATGACGTTAAAGTAGATGTCATAGACACCATCAGGGATAGGATAGAGGTCTACCTGTGTATCTCCGTTGTTGTCTACACCGTTAAAGTTATAGCGATCAGGAGCACCAACCAAGACTGTGCCACTGTTTAAGAACAACTCATCCATCTTCCTAGTTGTCTCATAGTTTAAGAACCAGTCAGACTGTGAGTTAATAACATCGATGACCTTAAACCGCTGACCAATACCAGTTAATACATAGTTAAACAGGTTAGCAGAGGTGCTAACAGTCAGTGTCTCTGACAGGGCATTCCAAGTATAGGAATCTTCAACCTGCCGTTTAGCATCGTTGATGAACCTACCAATAAGTTTAGAATAGGCATTGTCAGTAACGGCAGTAACCTCTGGCTCACGCAAGCGAACCAAGGTTTCGTTGACAAGTTCTAAGTAAGTTTTGTTAGCCATTTAGCAATCCCATTTCTTTAGTGCTAAAGCCTTCCTTGTTGGTCTTCCCTTAGAATCCTTCATAGGCCCAGGAACACCACTCATACGGGCACAGAAAGACTTCCTACGAGCAGCCTTCTTAGGAGACTTTGCAGCTTCTTTAGCAGACACGGGAGGCTTCAGGTTAGCGCCTTCCTTGTTCTTAAAGTATGCCCTGCCTTTGGCATTTAAGCCACCTTCTGGGTTCTGATATACTTTTTTTACCATTATTTCTTCGCAGTCTTCTTAGCTTGTTTAAAGGCCTTAGCAGTGGGGGCACCTTTAGAGCCGACCTTACGCATCTTCTCACCAGATCCCGCCGCTATCCGTTTACGCTTGGCATTGATGTTGGCATAGAGGCCGGGTTTCATTTCTTGGCTTTCTTCTTCTTAGACATTCCTGTCATGGCTAGGCCAACTGCAACCGCTTGCTTCTGGGGCATACCTTCCTTACGGAGTTTGCTGATCTTTGCCGAAGCTGCCTCTTGTTTGCCCTTCTTTGTGTAAGGGTATTTTTTTCCGTTTACCATTGGCATACTATTCTCCTTAGAATTGGAATTGAACTGCGGTTTCAGGGATAAACTCTACTGTTGCTATGTAAGTTACTGTGTTGGTGCTAGAGTTTTGTACTCGAATCTGGTCACCAGCCTGCATTACTACTTCGGCATTACTTAATAGTATGTACTCACCAGCGCCTAAGTTTTTACCACCAACAATGAAGTACTCGGTGTTAGTAGAAACATCGTACCAATAGACCTTTGGAGTGTCATTGCCGGTAAGGCTAATTACATACATTACCTGCCACAGACCAGTATTCTTGGTGGGAACCGTAAGAATAGTTTCCTTGGTAGTGTTGGTCTTGGTTGTAACTGCCGAGACTTTTCTGCTCATCTTAGCCTACTTTAAGAACTAAGCTGAGTAGTAGAACTACGATAAAGCCAGTAGTACCAAGAAGGATCTGTTCTAGTCTCTTTAGCCTAGCGTTGATGCCTGCATAGCGTTCAGCGCAGACTGCTTCATGGGTGTCAAGTTGTCCTTTAACTTGGTCTATTGGTGACATCACTATCTCCACTTAGGTCCTTCCATCCAGGCTACTAGCGAGTGTCTAGTGCCCTTGGTTACGGGGTTTACCTTATGAACT